AGTTTTAATCCATATATCTTAGTTTGACACCCAAGCAGCAATCCATGTTTCCTACTATCGTTGACATCCTGACCAACTTAACATATAAACCAGAACTCCATCACGATTATCTGTCGGAACTTAAAATCATCGACGACCCTCAGAAGATTTACGACTACTTACGCCTAGGGGAACCGCTTCGAACAGGTGAATTGATAACGGGCATAGCAACAGGCGGATTTGAGTTTTCCTTTAGATTCACTCTACCAACTGAGATCACCAACCCTCCTCCTTTCGACGTTGATACATACAAAGCAGCAGTGACATCAGACGGTTTCTCTGACCCTACTCAACCAAATTATTTAGTGACATGCGATATCCGGTCTATATTCGACCAGTTAGATAAATTTACTAAGAAGGAGGAGATTCCTGTTGGATTACAAGTAGTACGTCATATGATTACCAGATCTGTATATCAGTCTCGAATTTCTAGTATCTGGCGACAGCTTTTAAGTGTGAAATTAGCATGCGAAGCACGAGCAGGGGCGCGAGAGTCGAAGGACCCAATTTCGAGATGTATAGCAACGCTACTAGAAAGGCATCTGCACCCACCCTTTTGGGAATCGAAGAAGGAAGTTCATTGGTTAAAAATCAAGACGTTGTCAATTCTTCCATTACTACTACACGCAGTGGCGAATCTTGGAACCCAATTGTTGGTAGACAATCTTACAGAGATGGAAGTACTATTGTGTTTTCAGATATACCTACAAATGGCTCGTCGGCAATATCAGGATACCAAGCTGTCAATGCAGAAAAAGATAAGGTCATGGTTAAGAGAGGGACTTCAGAGTCTAGGAGTAGTCAAGGTGCCGAGATGGTCTCCAGGAGGTATGCTAGCAGAGACGCGAATGTATATGACGAGAGAATACCCTTCTACCCAGGAAGCAATGGACAAAGCTCGGAAGACGAGGGAAGAGATTCTACTCCCACTTATCAACCAATATATCCGAGAGTGTTTGTTACGGGTGAGGGACGTGCAGTTAATGCTGAATTCATGGATCGTGACCAGGATAATGTCCAACGACGGGACGTATTTCGCTTCTCAGCCAGCGCTGACGCTAGACAAAGCAGTCAAACCGAAGTTATGTTCAACGATTACACCGGCGTTAAGACCAGTGATCATGCTTGGAGATTCCATAACATTAGAGGCAGACCCCATCCCGAACTCTCCATTCGCGCGAGCAATCTCCTTTACCGATCGCTATGTAGAAACGACAGTGCAGCGTTTACAGGGAACGAATTGGGAAGAGAGTTTCATCCAATTTCTGACGTCGTCGAGCTCGGGGAGGGATTTTCAACCGGAGATTCTGATATCATATTCCCAAGTTGTCCAGAAAGTAATAAGATCTCGGGTATTTGCTGCTGGAATAGAATCGGAGACTTATTATTCCCTAGAAGATCTGGAACATCTTGCGAGACAGCCGTCTAAGTTAGTTGGGAGAGATCAAATAAGCAGACGTCAAAGGGCTGTAGCAGGAGTTAATAATGGTGGCACTCTGTTAGGTTTTCCAGCTCTTAGAATTTTAGAAGCAATGTTAAAACAGACAAAACACGCGTCTTCGGGCAAGCAGACTGGCACATTTTTGGATTTGTTGAAACCTCTGAGTTGTTTTAGCTCTGATTACTTTTGTTTTAATTCATCGGACGTTGAAGGAATGGATGCAAGTGTACAAGCTAACGTGCAGCAGATGATGTGGAATTTTGTATTAAGAGTGGCTTCAAAACTTCCGAGGACAAAATATTTCGCTTATAATTACGGAGAGACCCAAGTTACTAAATATGAGTATGCTCCCAACGGTGTAGTACCGATCAACGTGTTTCACATGTTAAAGCAAGTCACGGGATTAGAATTAGCGTGCGCACGAGCATCAACTTCTCTCCAGCCTCAGAACTGTCAGATTAAAGATGACATCTTAGGTATAATAAGCACTAGAGAACCGACTTTTCCTTCTGGCTTACCATTTACTGGGGCTCATCACAGTTTCACTCTGATATCTGCAGCTCAAGCCGATAAGTGGATGGAAGAACGAGCAGGGGGATATTCGAGCACGCAGATATTTCATGAAGTTCAAGGAGACGACGAATTATTCATCTATCATGGGCTAGAGAAACAAGTGGAGGGAGATATTGTGAAGGACATGAATGCTACTAGAAGATGGGGATTTTCTGTTGATCCAGAAACGTCAAAGAATACTTGTGAATTTCTACAGCAAAGAGTGGCATTGGGAAGATTCATTGGATACCCTGATCGAGTGAGTTTATTTACTGCAGAACGTCCTCGTGAAGGTAAGTCCATAAAAGAAAAGATGAGTGAAATTGTTGGGCTGGGTACTGATCTTGGACCAAGAAGTAGAAATCCACAAGGTTTAGTCCGATTATATTACGCGATAGGAATATGCTGTACCTCCAGAATTACCTTCAAAGTCTCAACGGAGAATGCAAAGAAGATGGTGGCATCATCATTCGGGAAAGATTGTGGCGCGAACCTTTACGAGCGAACAGTAGTTGGAGACAAGCCTAGTCCTTTTGAATACGTTAGAATGTACTACCCTATATGCGCTTTATGGCACGAAGATGGCGGGGGATTAGCACCACTACGATGTTTTCGGAAAGATGGATCTTGCACTGTTTTCCCTTCCTACTATTTTATGCGTGGTGACTTAAATCGTCGATGGTTATGGGACATTTCAAATAATCTCGCTCAGTGGAAAGAACATGCGGAGATTTGTAAGGTCGATAACATTCACGGAGTGAGCCCTGGACGATACTTGGATTGTGCTTTAATCGAGAGATTTCTATGGCCTCAGGCTAATCATTTAGTAATCACGTCAAAAGCGCAGATTGTTGAGGATTTTCGGACATCTGATTTATTCACTATGGATTCTATCAATAGATTAGCCAGGAAAGTTGATAGTATGCGTGACTCTAAGAAGATTGATTCATCCATTTTAGCCCAAGCAAAGCTAGCAGAGAAAGGTTTTGACATTCCAGACGGGATAGTTACTGGTCATCAAATTCGCTCTAGAATGCTGGACTCTGTTCAAAAAGCTGAGCTGACTGAAAGTGAGGATGTTCAAATAGGAGACATGTATGTCGACAAATTATTGAGATTTAAGCCTCGGATTCAAATTAAGAAGACAGATGTGTGCATGTTGTATTATCTAACTGAAAATAAAGATGATCCTATTCCCACTTCTGAATTTCATCGAGTTATCGACCAAGTTAGTCTATCTTTAGAAGTGACACCCTACAGCGACGCCGCGACTCTCCTAAAATATTGCGGAATTAGAGCATCTCATTACACTAAATTGAGTGTCTTTGGTGAGGGAATCCAAGGTAGATATGGGAAAGGGCGAATGAATCAAAAGATCTTTGATATCGGATACAATATTGCGAGGAAAAATGCAAGCATGCTTCCGACTTTCTACAACGCTGTTGGAATTCCCCAAAGACAAAGACCTGAATTTGAAGAAGCTTTGCGCATGTACCAAGAGTATCAGTGTTTACAGTTTAAGGTTATCAGAACTCCTCGACAATTCTTCTTTTGTGATGATTCCGGTGAGCGACTCCTAAATTCTTGTAATATTATTCACCACCAGTCTTCTAACCCAGCTGTACTTGCTTTGGGCAAAACCATTCTGATAGCCGAATTAGCAGCTAGAGCGTCATCTTTGTGCGGCAAACGAGTAACGTTAACCATGGTGGGGTCTAAATTGTCTTGATTTGTGGTCGATGACTAAGAGCCCTTGGCGCTGAGGGATTAAGGATTAAGCGAATAC